TATTTATTGTCATCCAAAAAATCCAGATAAAGTAAAAACACATTGGTTAAAAAATAATATTATTGAGAATTTAACTAAAACAAAATGGGGACATTTTACTGACGCTATTATTAATTTACTAAAATCTGCTTTATTAGATGACCAAAATCAAAAATTTATTATAGTATCAGAAAGTTGTTTACCTATCAAATCATTTAATATATTATATAATATGCTTAAAAATGATAATATTAATACATCATATATTAAATTAAGAACATTTGAAGATTATAATATTAAATCTAATAATGATAGTTTTGATTATAAATTAATTAAACATTCTGGATGGTTTTGTTTATCGAGACACCATGTTAAAAAATTATTAGTTAATAAAACAATTCATCTATTTAATAAAATTATAGCAGGAGATGAATATTTACTATCTATATTATATCCAAGTAATAATATTAAGAATTTTGAAATTACATATTCTAATTGGGAAGCAAATAAAAAACAAATTAATATTATTACTAAAAAATTAAAAGAACTATATATATTAAAAGAAACTAAAAATACAGAAATATATAACACAGACATTCTAAACTTGAGAATTAAAAAAAGTATCTTGGGAAAACATCCAAAAACTTACAATAAAATTAATAATCACGAATTAAATGAAATTAAAAATTCATCATCCTTTTTTTATAGAAAATTCTCACAAGATAGTAATATTATTACAAAATATAAAGATATATTAAGATATTAGCTTTATTATTAATTCTTTTACCGTTTTTAATTTCTTCAATAATACATCGTATCTACCATCATAAATTAATATTAATTTATCCTTAAAGACGATGCATATATAATCTATCATCTTTTCGATGTCTTGGTCGGTAAACTTGAACCAATTAAATTTTCTTTTTTTTAATAAAATTATTTCTTTGCTTAAAACAATTTTATTTAAATCTTTCTCAAATGCTATTAAAAATATAGTTATTTTTTTTTTGAATTGTTCTCTTAATATTATTTCTGCTGCATTTTTACTTGATAATAAATTATAGGATGGTTTACTTTTTATTTCCTTTAAAAGATCTGTTTCAGTATTTATTTTTTTGTGTAAAAAATCTATTTCATGTTGTCTTCTATTTAATTCTTTTATATATTGTTCTCGCTGACTTTTAATAACTAAGAAATCAAATAAATTCATTCTTTTATTAAATTTCTCAATATCATCTTTATTTATTTCCATATTAGGATCTACCTCGCGCTCTAATATATTTTCCAATGTATTTATATCTAGATTTATGTGTAATGATTTTATATAATAAATTAATTCTGATAGTTTCGTTATATTGCCATATATTTTTTCATATTGGCATTTATATATCTCACTCCCTTTTTCTGGAATAATTGGAATAAATGTATTTAATCCATATAATTTGTTAATCTTTTCCTTAAATCCATCTATTTCCATTTCTATTATATTAACCTTGCTTGTAATATGGATATCTGGATATTCTGCTGATATCGGAAACGGAAATGCATCATAACAAAATAATGCTTCTATTAAATCATTAATAATCTTTTTTAATATATTATCATCCATTATATTATATTATAAAATATTATTTTAATATTATGAAATTATAATTTTCATAATATTATTTTACTAAATTATTTCAGTTTTTAATTTTGTTGTAAATTTTTGTAATACTCTAAATATTTGTGTTTCTCTATCTTTATTACATATTACCTTCATCCAGTTATTTTTAGAAATATCTGGATAGTAATTATTTATTATTTTTCCTAATGTTAATTCACAACCATCATATATATATTTCTTACTAGTATCTTCATAATTTTTATATAAATCGTCTACTATTTTTATAAATAATGGATACTCCTCCATTACTTTATAATTAATTGCAATCTCTTGTCCACTATCTTGATAATTTGCCTCTAATATACAATTTTTAATACAAATATTTACAACATCTAATATTTCATCATTAACTATTTTTAAAGAACTTTCTATAGATATTATATAATCAAAACTACTGATATCATTGTTTTTTTCCACATAATTTATTCTATCAGTACATGAAAACATACCACCAGAATTAATTGGTTGTGGTGGTACTAATGTATCATCCACAATCATTTTTTCTAATTCTAATTCAGTATCTTTAAAATGAATTCTAAACCATTTTTTAATAGCATTTTCCTTGATTTTACTGTTACTTGCTAATAAGATTTTGACCATTATAATATTATATAATTTTTTATTAAAAAGATTGTTTAAAAAAAAATTATTTTTTTACCAATATATCTATAAGTTTAAATATTTGTTTTTTACTGTATTTATCATCTGGTAATTTTACAATTTCTAACACTTTTACAATTGTATCATCTAAATTATTTTTTTTATTAATTATATCATATATTTCATTTAATTCAGAATATCCACCTATTATTATTTTACTATCTTGGTATTCTAAATATATTTGTGGGAATGTATACATTTTATTGATATCTTTGATATCATCTTTTTCCATATGTGAAACTTTTTGTAAAGAATATATAATTTTATTATCATCTAATAATTCTTCTGCTGATTTAGAATAATAACACCCATCTAATGAAAATACTTTTAAGTTTGCCATCTATATTATATCATATAGTTTTTATATTTTGAATATATTAAAAACTATATTTTTTTATATATTCAAATATAAATTATTAGTATTAGTATATGGAAAAAGATACATATTCATATTTTCTTTTATTAAATATTTGTATCATTTTATTTATATTGTTATTTTTCTTACACAAACTAAAATATATTAAACGAGACGCGATATATTTATATAAAAAAATGGCTTATAAATCATACTAATCATATATTAATTTTTAAATTTATTTATATTTTTAAGTTTTTTTATTAAAAATTATTTATACAAAATACTAATGAATCATAAAATAATCGTAATTATTATTATTATATTAGTATCGACTATTCTATATTATAACTTTTTTGCAAACGAATTGACAAATTCTAAAGCAAAAATAAATACTTTAGAAAAAAAATCTGAACAAGATAATATTGAAATTGAATTAAATAATTCTGATAGTGAAGATTCAGAAGAACTACATTCAGATGATGTAGAGAATTTATTTAATTTATCAGATGAACCTGTCGAAAGTAGTGATTTAAATACTGGTAATATTGTATATTTGGATATTGATTATGCTGGTAATAGAGGAAGAATTATAATAAGTTTGAATAAAAATATTGTGCCTAAAACATGCGAGAATTTTTTAGCATTATGTGAAAAGAAAGCATATGTTGGTAGTAAATTTCATAGAGTTATTAAAGATTTTATGATACAAGGCGGAGACTTTACAAATCACGACGGCACAGGGGGTGTATCTATATACGGTAATGTATTCCCCGATGAAAATTTTATATTAAAACATGATAAAGGAACTATATCTATGGCAAATAGTGGTCCTGATACAAATGGTAGCCAATTTTTTATATCTACTACTAAAACAGAATGGCTCGATGGAAAACATGTTGTATTTGGTAAAGTTATTAAAGGTATGGATTTAGTTGAATTTATAGAAACATCAAGTACAGATAATAATGATAAACCAGTCGAAGATATTAATGTTGTTGATTGTGGATTATTATAAAAATGAATATACATCATACAGATGATAATATATAAAATAATACAAAATAGTAATAAAAAGAACATTATATATACGATGTTTAATCAAAACACTTTAGTTTATATTTTTATACCAGTCAAATATAAAATTGAAAATATATTATATGAATAATCCAAAAATACTTTTTGGGGAACCTATCCAACAAAAATTTTTTTATGATCTACTAATAGACAAAGATTCGAAAAATTTGACTAATTTTAAAAGATATTTTAATTATTTAAAAAAAAATCATGAAAATTATAAACATAGTTCAATTAAGGACATGGTATCGGTTGACCAACCTTTATTTGATTATGTTGTTATTATGAATGATTGGTTAGATCTAGAATCAGATGGATTGTATAATATATATTTAGATAAAAACGAAACTTTATATTTTGGATTTAAAATATCAAATCCAGTAGATGTTGATACTATAAATAAACTATGCAAAGAGTGGAAAAAAAATAATCAGTTTAGAAAAAATTATTTTGAATGGATGGAGAAATTTGATGATTCTGGAGAAGGACCATTAATCTTCGCCCTAAATTAAATTTTATTCATATTTATATTAATATATTTCTTTTAATATAAAATGTCAAATAAAGATTTTATTCAATTTAACGAAAGAGCATATAAATTTATTAGAGGTTCTGCTGTAAATCATATAATAGATGCAATTGTTGAATTAATTACTAATTCTGATGATGCATATGATAAAGGAAAAATTGCAAATAAAAAAATACATATACATCTAGATTATAATGGCATATTAAAGGTAACAGATCAGGCAATTGGTTTAAATGGAGATGATATGAAAAAATGTTTTTTACAAGTAGGTAATTATACAAGTCAAGAAAATAATCGAGGGTTCTTTTCAAGAGGAGCGAAAGATATAAGTGCATTGGGTGATGTATATTTTGAAAGTATTCGGGATAATAAATATTCGAAATTATTATTAGATAAAGATGCAAAGGGTGAAGTATTAATAAATAATGATATTGTAACAAAAAAAATAAGAAGTATGTTGAAAATATCAAATAATGGTTTAGTAGTTACAATTCGTTTGAATGATGGTGTAAATATACCTGATCCAAAAGATATGCTTGAAATATTTTCAAGACATATCTCATTAAGAAATATTCTAAATAATAAAAAATGCACATGTATGATTACATTTGAAGATAGTAAACAGGAAGAATTTAATTATAATGAATTTAATTTTAAATATTCATTTCCTAAAGGTGAGGTTTTATTATATTTAACATATTCATTACCCTCATACCCAGAAGCAGAAGGCTTTTTTACAATAACAAAAACAGATAATGAATTATATGATAATTCAAATATGAAATATAATGATTGGGGTATTTTAATTACTAGTAATAAAGTCATACATGATATTACATCTATAAATCCACAGTTTAAATTTAATCCTTATATGAAAACATTATTTGGGGTTATTCATAGTGATTATATTAATAAATTATTAGTAGATTATGATATTAATGGATCATCTACTCTTAATCCATTCCCAATTCTTGACCCATCTCGTATTAGTGGATTAAATTATGATCATCCTTTTTTAAAAGAACTAATTAAAATTCCAAAAGATAGATTAGATTTAATATTACAAGAATTAGAAGCATCAGAAGATAATGAATATGTTTTTTTTAATAATGAATTAATGGATATTATAAATCAATTAAATATTACAGGTGATAAATTTATGGAATCAAACGAATTAATGAAATTTGTTGAAAATAAAAATAGTAATCTAATTAGAGGTATCGAATCTGATAGAGGTAAATATGTTACAGTTGAAAAAAATTTCTTACAAGACTTAAATAAAACAAAAAGAGTTAATCTAAATTCAAAGGAAAGCAAAAAAGGATTACCTTATCAAGATCCTATGTCAAAATTATTTGATATTATCGGCGTGGGCGACGAAGGAAATGCACCAACCGAAGAGAAGTCCAATGCAAAATTATACAAAGAATTTGATAATTCTATTATGGAAAATGTAGAAACTGAAGAAAAAAAGATTTTTCATTTTAATAAAGTAGAAGGCCAAGATGATGAAAAAACTAAAAATGAATTTGAATCACAAAATTATCAACATTTAAAAAAAGATAATATGTTTATAATTAAATTTATTCAATCTACACAAGACAGAAAATATGAAATATATCAATCTGGACAAAAAATTATATTAAAGATTAATGTAAATTTTCCTATATTAAAACGATATTTTAATGCAGAATCTGAATTTAACGACAATTTTGAAACAAGTAAATTAGAAGCAATTATGCTATTACATGAAATTATGACAGAAGCATTAACTAGAGTTCAACTTATTAGTTATATTAATCGTGATTTTATCAAAATTAATGACGCATCTTCATCTGTAAATTTCCAAGAGTTATTTAAAAATTATGATTCATATAAAAATAATATTGATATCTCTGTTGATAAAGTTATTCAAAGTATTGTCAATAAAGAAAGAAATAAAATTAAAAAATTAATTGCAAACGATGATACATTCACTGAAACAAATGATAACATTCTATCCGAAATAACTGGCATTTCTAACCCATCTGCTAATTTACCAACAGATAGTTTTATACAAGCATTAGATCAAATTAAAAAAAGTGATACACCAAATAATTTAATACATGAATTGGGATTTAATGAAAAATTAATAATATCCGACGATTCTAATAATTTAGATAGTTTTTTATTAAAAGATAAATCGGATAAATTAACAAAAGATAATGAAAAAATTATTAAAGAAATATCGGATCTAAAATCTGAAAATAATGAATTAAAATCTGATATTAAAGAATTAAAAGAAATATTAATGGACGATATTGAAAATAAAGTTATTAAAAGGTTTAGACGTATAGAAAAATTTGTTGATTATGATTTTAAACATTCAGAAATAGGAGAAGATTTTATACGTTTTTATAAAATTACTAAATATCATATCTCATCCGCATTAACATATGATTTAGATAAATATAATTTAAAAAAATATAATTATGACAATATTGATGATAATAATAACGAATCAGTGTTATTTTACGGCGTTTATAGACCATACGATTTAGAAATAATTAGAAATCATAAAGGACCAAAATTTGTTTATTGGGATGACAATGATGCTAATATAAATTATGAAAATAGAAGAGATAGTCTAGTAGAAATTGGAAAATTAGCAGATGTTAATTTATGTAATACTATGATTGTAGAAAAATACTTACAGATAATGAATATTAAATATAAAAAAATTAAATTTTAGATACAAAAATATTCTTAACATAAAATTTATTATTTATAATATTTATAAATAATAAAACAATTATTCTAAATAATCATCTATTTCTTTTCTTATATCAAATAAATTTGTTTTACCCTCTATATAAATTCTTATTATATCTTCCGTTCCCGAAGGTCTTATGAAACAATAACAATCATATTTTTTCATAATATCATCCAACATATTTTGTATATTTACTGGTTCTAACAATCTATCGCCAACATCATTCGTTTTAAATATGGACTTATCCTTTACTTCTTTTTTATATAATAAATTATTATTTTTTACTAATAAATTAAACCAATCTTTATAACTCATATTTAATTCTTTTAAAAAATTTAATACACAAAATATGCCACTTATACCATCCCCAACTACTTTATTATTTAATATATTTATTTTATATATATCATCGTCCTGATTTAAATCTAAATTATTTATTAATAAAGTACCATGACCATTTGATTCAAAATACACGCTTATGTCATATTTTAATGCAGCATGGTGTAAATTTTTAACACCAGTGGCTGTACATTCTATTTGAATATTATCATTTATTTTCTTTACCCATTCTATTACAGCTTTATTTGTATATGGTGTATGAATAAATCCAAATGTATATTTATTTGGATTTTTATTTAATATTTTTGTGAGCATTAGAATATATAACATTGCAATATAATCACCATCTAATATATTTAATTTCATATCATAATAATAGAAAATAAATCGATCTGCATCTCCATCCAATGAACATCCAAAACTATCAACTATATTAAGAGATGGTAAATTATTACTTGATATAACATAATCTGTACCACTATTATGATTTAAAAGTTGATGATTGTGCACATCTGTATTTATTAATTTATATTCAAGATTATGAATTGATTTTAATTGACATAATGGATAATATCCAATGCCATTTGCACAATCAATTGTTATATTTGAAAAATTTAGATTAAAATTAATTAATTTATTAAATTTACAGATATAATCGTTCGGATTATGCGAATTAACTGACACTAAATAATGATGTTGAGGCGTTGTCACTTTACCAAAATCTATTATATTTATATTATTACATACTGATTTTATCCCTTTGATAATATTTAATTTAATATTATTACAACTTGATCTAGTATCATACCCTATATATATATATTTTGGAGTCATAACATCTATTATTTTATCTAATTCAAATAAATTATTTACATAATCTTCTATAAAGTTCTCATCCCTTTTTGATATCATATTTCCAGTATTTTCTATTATTTTAACACCATTGTCTTCGTAATAATTATGAGAAGCTGTTATCATAATACCATAATTTTTATTATTACTCAAAACCAAATTACACATAGCTTGACCTATTTTATATGATATATTGATAATTTCTTTTGATTTATCTCTAAATCCAGACGTACCGTATTTCATTATATATTACATATTATTATTATTATTATTCGGTATATAAAAAATAAAGTATTCTTTATTCATCATCTAAATCACTTTCATCGCATGCATCGCCGCAAATATATTCACCGGTCCCTTTCATTTGAACAATATTTTTATCTTTTCCACATAGATTACAACTGGCTTCTTGATTGTTGGGTTCTTCTTCGATAAATAAAATATCGCATAATCCATCGTTATTAAAATATCCATCACATAAATTACATTTACCCCATTGACCCTCTTGATATGTTTCGGCAGTATCTTCTTCAAGATCCCAATCAGGTGGATATCTTTCACAATCCATATTCTGACATAACTTTATAACTTCTTCTAGAACTACATTTTCTTGGACAATTTCATCAATGATTTCACTAACAATTATATTACTCTCATCGCTAATCTGTTTTGATAAAACATTACGTGCATGTTTTTGTGTAGAAATATGACGATTTAATCTAGTATTGGTAGAGGCATGAAAATTACAATATTTGCATTCATAAGACATAGTTTAATAGTTTAATATAATATAAAGTTTAAATATATTTTGATTAAAAATCAATTTTTTAGATTGATAAAAAAAATTATAATGGCAGAGATCTCTTTCTTGGATTAATAATATCAACACAAGGATGATTAATTTTGATATCTTTGACATCAAAATATTTGAAAGAATCTAGATAATTCAATGTATTCATTCGAAATATCTCAAATTTATTCTTCTCATCACATGTGACGTCAATGTCCAATGTATCGACTTTATGTAACTCGTCAATTAAACTAAATAAGTTCGGAAGTGATATCATATCAACAAGATTTATTGGCAATAGACCTAATAAAATTTTAAATAATATTATTTTTTTTTTTGGTATCATTTTTTTCATAATTGAATCTCTCCAATAAATATGTAATTTACGCAGGTCATCTATCTTGGTTTCAGAACTGGTATATATATCAGAAGACCATAGCTCTGACCCTTTTAGAGTTGTATACAATAGAACTCCAACTACAAACATATCTTTCTTCATAAGCAATGACAACATATCATTGCTTTTCATTTCGCAAGATATGTTGTATTTTGTTTCCATATCAGGCGGTAATAGATGTCTACGAACATAGCAATATTCTTTAAATTTCCATGTACATTCACATTCACTTTTAGTTTTATCAAAAATTTCGGATTGACCAAAATCAATCAATATCAACTTCTCTAAATTGCCATATTTATCTTTTTTAACCATGAAATTTTCTAAAGCAAAATCACCATAATGTATCCTTTGTTCGTGTAATACTGGTAAAATATTTTGTAGACATATTAACAGTTTTGATGACGCATTTATCCCACAATTGGCGGGATCGTCTAATAGGTAATTGAGAAAATCTCCATCATCTAATGCAATTTGACTTATTACAAGATTTCCATTAGTTTTTGAATAATGTGAAGGTATATTCATAAACTCCGATGGCGATTTTCCACCAAAATGATTAATTATTTTGGTCTCTCTGTCTAATGCGCTTTTAATCATTTGATAACGAATCTCTCCCACATTTTCTCTTGGTGTTTTATTAAAAAAACCAAATTTATCTACCCAATACATCATAAAATCATGCTTAGGTAATACTGGTACACAGTTCGCAGGATAAGCCTCTTGCTTCAACCTCTCGGGATCTATTAGTGATAATCGCATGATTTATATATATATATATTATGTATATAACTATATTTATATACATGATACTGTTTACTACTACGGTTTTTATTTTCAATTTTTTATAACTTTTAAAGTTTGATCAATAAGCTATATTATAGAAAGCAGTTAAGTGTATATTTAAGCAAAAGTATTTTTAATAATTAAATTATTATTATATCTATTTAAATATTATTTATGTAGATATATATAATGGATTTTAATAAAATATTTCTACAAAATGATATTTCTCAATTTGACACTCCGCAATTTAATAATAAAATAGATATATATGTAAAACAAAGAAATGGAAAGAAATGTATTACAATGATTGAGGGGCTCCCAGAGGATAAAGATAAATTAAAAGCTTATGCAAAAGATTTAAGAAAAAAACTTGGTTGCTCGTGCAGTGTTATTAGTGAAAAAGATGTATACATACTTAAATTATCAGGAAAAGATACTGGAAATATTATAAACTACTTAACTAATAATTTAGATATCAAGCATGAAGATATAACAATTCATGGCGATATTTAAACTATTATTTATATATAACCACTCTATTAGTTATATATAAATTTATATATTATCGTTTTTTATCCCAAATTTTAGCAGACCAACATCTTTTACACCATAATATATCATGTGCCATAAATGTTCCATCTAAATTTGGATATACTTGTCGATTACACCCATTACAACTATATTCAAAATTATTTTTTTTCTTTTTAATATATGGCAAAGTCGTATTAAATGAATCATCTCGTTCTATTTGTATTGGATTACAAACTGGATTTGTTTCTTTATTACCAACATCATTGCATTCATTCGTGCAAATTGTATTTTGATGTAGACCTGTAGGGAATTCTACCGTGCTTTTAAAAAGTAAATTGCCCAACGTCGTTAATAATGGACATATATATATATCATATATGGTTAAAATATTTTTTGTTTTACCACATTTGAACTGGATCTTTTCTATACATTTCATCACCCTTATTTATATTAAAGGTTTTATGAAATTCAGGAATATTTGCTAATGTTCCATTAATACGCCATTCATTTGGCGAATGGGGGTCTGTTATAATGCGCTTATCCGCTTCTATAGCATTTATTTTCGTTTTCCACATATTCGCCCAAGATATAAAAAAACGCTCATCTTGTGTAAATCCAGATATCTTTTCTACTTTTTTAGTTATTTCTAAATGTTTTTTTAATGCATGATATGCTATTTTAACTCCACCATGATCTGCCAAGTTTTCTCCTAATGTCAGTTCTCCATTTACATTTTTACCATTTACTTTGAAACTTGAAAATTCATCTATATAATATTTGGCGTTTATATTAAATTGTTTTTTATCATCTTCTGTCCACCAGTTATTTAAATTACCTTTCTCGTCAAATTTACTACCCTGGTCATCATATGAATGAGTCATTTCATGTGCAATTACTGTACCAATACCACCGTAATTTATTGCGTCATCCGCTTCGGGATCAAAGAATGGCTTTTGTAAAATTCCTGCAGGAAAAACTATCTCATTTTTTAAAGGATGGAAATATGCATTAATCGTATGTGGATCCATCTCCCATCTATTTTTATCAGTTGGTTTAAATAATCTGCTCATTTCATAATTAAATTCAAAACTATGAACTTTGATAATTATGTCAATTAAATTATCATTTTCATTAAATGTTAATTCACTATAATCTCTCCATTCATCTGGATATCCTATTTTTGCTGTAAAAACTTTATACTTTTTTAATGCTTTATCTTTTGTTTTATCACTCATCCAAGATAAACTTAATATTCTTTCTCGTAATTCATCTTGTAATTTTTTTACCATTTCTAACATTTTATCTTTTGATGACTGGGGAAAATACTTTTCTACATACTTTCTACCTAATAATTCTCCTAAATTACTATTGACAACACCAACTGCGCGCTCCCATCTTGGTTTTGGGACTTTTTGACCAGATAATTCTTTACTATAAAAATTAAATTTATTTTCAAAAAATCTGTCACTCATATAACTTGAAAAATTAGAAATTACTTTTGTAATAAGATAATCCTGCCATATTTCCATATCACATTGTGTCCATAAATCATAGAATTTTTTGTAATAATCTTTATTATCTACTATTATAAATGGAATATCTCTAATTATTAATTTGGAAAAATATGTTTCCCAATCTAAATTACATATTTCCTTTAATTCACTTATTGTCATTTTATTATATGATTTATGTGGATCTCTTTTTTCTACTCTAGTAAATATTACATTTGCTAATTTCTTTTCTAATGCAAATACATGATCTAATTTTTTACTTTTCATATGATACAACTCCCACATAGATTCCAAATAATTTATATATTTATTTCGAATTTCTTCTTTATCATCGTCAAAATAATAATCTCTATCTGGTAGTCCTAATCCCCCAGAATGTAAATGTGGAACTACATTTATACTATCTTTTGCATCTTCTCCCGGATAAAAACCAAATATACTTACAATTCCTAATTTATAATAATCACCTAATAACTTCCATAATTCTGACTTATTTTCACAGTTTAATATACCATTAATATACTTATCAATAACGGACGAATCTAATGTTTCCAACTTATCCACATTCATAAATTCATCATATATATATTTTAATTTACCATCACTATTTTTTATTATTTTATTTAATCTATCTAAATTTTCTTCATGCAATATTTCGAATGTTCCCCATTTCGAATATTTCTCAGGAATTTTATTCTCTTTCAACCATGTCCCATTTACATATTTATTAAAATCTTTACCCGGACTTTCAGAATTATCAAAATTATTCAAATCTAATGATTTCTCCATATATATGAATTATATATTCTTTATTTCTTTAACTGAATAGTTTATTTATAGTTATTACAACACTCCCATGACTTTGAGCCAATGTTCGTAAAATTAATTCCTCATCATCAAAACCCATATTCTTTATTTCTTCCAATTCTGTTGGATATTTCTCTCGCAATTCATCTATATTAGTTTCACCCATCGGCATATCTGGAACAGATATAGACGATGAGTCATTTGTATTAGAATTTATTAAATCAGGTGTTTCAAATGGTGGCGATGCAGTTGAACTCGGCGTAGGTATATTAGAATTTGTTAAATTGGGTGTTTCAAATGGTGGCGATGCAGTAGGTATATTTAAATTTTCCATATTTTGACCCAACCCAGACATCATCTGATTTATCATATTTGGATCTATATTTTGACCCAATCCAGACATCATCTGATTTATCATATTCGGATCCATATTTTGACCTAAACTAGACATCATATTATTCTGCATTACTTCATTTAATGTATTTGGGTCTTGGATTAACATACTAATATTATTTTCTAATATATTTCTAAAGGGATGATCATTTGGTAATCCTAATCGTTGCAATGTCATATTTAATATCATATCTTTTATTACCGGATTATCGAACATTGATGTAATACCTGATAAATCTGATGGTAAATTAAATAAATTTGGTAATGCCCCAGTTGGTAATGCCCCAGTTGGTAATGCCCCAGTTGGTAATGCCCCAGTTGGTAATGCCCCAGTTGGTAATGCCCCAGTTGGTAATGCCCCNGNTGGTAATGTTTCCGCTGCAGTTGTAGTATTTGGTACTATCGGTTTAGATGATACTTTTTTAATAACAGAAGTTAGAACGGAATCTGGTGTTATTTTATGCATATCGAATGTATCGTCGTCTTTTAATACCTTACCCATATAAATTAGTTTAATATTTTCAACTAGAACTTCTCTTTTATCTGCAATAAGTTTTTTTACTTCTACTATTGTATTTTCATTTAATTCTAATATAATATCACTACCATTAATAAATTTTACTTTCATATTATTTATATAATTAATAAATCTTTATATTAAATTAATAAGTTTTATATAAATTATTTATTTAATATAATTTATATAAAAAAATGATAAAATTTCTATTTTTCGGTATGATATGGGGCGCCATGATTGGATATTTTTATTTAGTAAATGTTACAAAAGTATCGCATAATATATTATCTGGTCTAATACATGCATTATATTATATATATTATAAAGCATCATATGATGATAAAAAAGATAATATACAAAAAGGTATATTACCTGTATTAGACGCATTAAAAATAAAAATCAATAAATATGGTTATATTAATAATGATAAACCAACATTATATATATGCAATCATCAATCATATATTGATTCATTAATTATAAAATATATAAAACCTGAAATTAAAACTATCGCAAAATCTGATACTGCGGATGATTTCTCTATTATGAAAAAATTCGCTACTACTATTTTAAATAATTGGGGCGTTATTCCTTATAAAAGAGGTGATAAAGAAAGTGGGCAAAATGTTCGCAATTTAATTAAAGAAAGTGTTCAAAGTGGGGAATCTATTCTAATATATCCTGAAGGGTCATCATATGTATTTGATTGTTTAAATAAATTTTATCCNGGATCATTTGAAGTTGCATATGATAATAATTTAACAATACAACCAATTACCATTAAATATAAAACAGATATTGCATGGGGACTTAAACATGAATTATCTAAAAAACACCATCATGAGATGCTAGCAAACGCCGAACACTGTCAAACATTTGATATAAATGATGTTGATGTAACATTTCATAAACCAATTGAATCAAGTAAGTTTGAATCTGCAACACATTTATTAGATTCTGTTAAATATATTATTACAGATGAATGGTTACATCAACATCACTGTATAGATCAAAATAAAATATATAATAATACTAGTAATACACCAATTGCATATGCAACTGTATAATACTAGTAATACATCAATTGCATATGCAACTGTATAATAAATATTCAAATAATGAATTTAATAACATAAATCATCAAATTTTATATCTGTAAAATGATTAAATTCATTATATTTCGGTTCAACATAATCATTTAAACATACATATCCATAATCATAATCATTATATGAATCATCATCTAATGGCAAATACATATCTGCATCATAAAAAGATTTATTATGAATTCGAATATAATCATATTTATTATCATTCAAAGCAGATTTCCATAATAAATAATCATCTGGAACAAAATCTGGCATATAATCACATTTAATATACATTTTCAAATGTTCTATATTTAAATCATCTTTCTCTACATCATAAAATCTATATTGAGATAACGATTTATTATCTTTACTTATTAATCCATTTAAATAAAATACAGTGCTATCATTGTAATACGGTATTTCATATTTTCGTTGATAATCATATTCCTTATCATATTTTAATGCATCCAAAAAATAATATGTATCCATATCTAACATATATACTAGATCTAATGGATATGGTTTTGTAATATCTTTACTTTTATGAATTTCTAATAAATATTGTAATCTATCATGAATTATTTTTCTGGTATTTTTAATTTTTTTTTGATTTATCTCTTTCATATTATTAATGCTTTCATCTGTATCAAAATCTGAAAATTTACAATCAACCATAAAAGATTTATTTTCTTCTAAATTCCATTTATTTGTTATCATATAAGCTAAATCAAATGGAAATATATCCGTTTTAGAACCTTGAATATTATGTATATTTAACATTTTTTGAATATTATTATGATGATTCTCCCAGTAATTAATCTGGGTTTTATTTATTACAGTTTGTGGATATAATAATCTTTTTTCCATTACAACTTCTGTCATTTAAATATAATATATAATAACGTTTATATATTATAGTTAATCAAAACTATCCTTTCTCTTTAAGCTTTTTTTTAGGTCATCTACTAATTCATTCAAATCTTCTATTACACGTACTAACTCTTCTGTATTTTCTTGTATTTTTACATTACTCTTCTTAATTTCTTGCATTTTTATACGAACAAAATTTAATAAAGAAGATAGATGATCACAATTTGCACAATCACTCATTTATTATAATATAATAAAATATATTATTTATGGTTGATAAATATATAAATATATAAATATACCATCTATTACCGAGCATGTTTTAGTAAATAGTTGTGCCATTCATTGTTAAGTTTTAATAAATTGTTATTAATGTCAGATGTTATTAGGTGGCATTTTGAATTATAATAATAATTTCGATATTTCGATATATGGCTATTCCAAAAAGAATATAAGTCAAATGGAGTAATATAATGATTATCAATGTATGATACCTGTAAACAATCGTGAATATTTAATTCTATTTTTACGAATTTACTATTTGTGACCATAAGATTATGCATTTCTATTTTAATTTTATGGGAAATATTATGTTGCTTCTTAGATGGTAGTTGCATTTTATCGAAATTATCATATAAAGAACGAATCTCTCTCGTATCTGAAATATCTTCTTTCATATTTAGTAAAAGATCAGTATATAACCATAAAATTCTTAAATTATACTATATCTCTATTGATAAAATTGTATTTTCAATTTTAATTATAATTTTTATTTTATACTATAAATATAGCTTAAAATAAAAAATCTTGTTTTGAAATCAAGATGCCATCAGTGGTCTTACTAGACTTTATACGTCTTAATTCTCACGCATCACCATTTCAAGTGTTACTGCGCCGGTATCTGGGTTTACTTTTTGCTCTATAACAAGGAACGCATTTTCCAGCATCTTCTTCTCATCGGCCCTCTTCTCATCGGCCCTCTTCTTATCAGCTTCTATCGCAGCGGACTCTGCCTGCTTTTTGCTTCTTAGCATATAGAGCGATACAACGTCCTGTAGTTTTTCCAAATTATTACCATATGACTGCAACTGCTCGTCAAATGTTTGCGTATTACGAGTGGAGTTGTTAAATGCCTTCAAGAATTCAAAGAACATCAGTCCGAGTCGAGGTTTGGAATTATATTCATCGGAATCTGAAGTATTTCCACCGGAATCTGAAGAGCCCGATGTGGAATAATCGGACTCATCACTATATATCGTGGATGACCGTTTACGACCACCTCTATTCATTACGAATTCGAGTATACTTTACTTTAGTTAGTACGCCCATTACAAATTTTAATATGTATCTTAGTAATTTTTTTTTTCAATTTTTTCATGTATTTTATCCATATTTAATTTATTAGGTGTAATATGGATAAATTGATAAAATTGGAATTTTATTCAGAATATATGGATAAAATTACATCTTTTCATTATGTAAATGAAAAAGTTTTTAACACATTAAATGAACTTAAAAATGATAAATCATTGTTTTTTGAAAATTTTTATAGAGTTAGTAAAAGTATATATAAACATCTTACTAATGATAATTTCTTTATATATGAAGTTGAAGAAGAAAATGTCGAAATAATCGATTCCTATTTAAAAAAAATTGGTAATAATACTGATTTATTAGATTTAATTAATGCCAAATTTGATATTAGTGCAAGCGATAGCGAAGAATATATAATATCTGACGAAGATTTAACTGAAACATTTAATATTAATAAATTAATTAAACTAAAATTAAATAATGATAATAAAGGCATTGAAGATCTTTTTATAAATAACCCGTCATTAAAAGATAATGATGAATTATTTGATATATTAGAATAAATCAAATTCAATTACATCTAATATGATAAAACAATTATTGTGTATATCTTTGATATCAAAAACTGTTTTATAATAGGCATTAAAAATAGGCAAAAAATCTTTTAAATTATATTCTACATCTGCATGTGTAAACTGATAGTTTAAATACCATATTGTCGCATAATCTAATGAATTAAGTCTCCTTAATTTTTTTAATATAAGATTACCAAAATTTAATTTTTTCAATTTAACATTAAATAGTTGTAACGATATATGATTATTAAGATCCTCTAATTTATTATCTAGAGTCTCTAACTTAATATTATTCAATTTATTGGTGATAATTGATAAAGGTATATTAATATTAAACAATTCTTGAAATAATGTTATTAAACTATATATATCTAATCTTTTTTCAGGATCTATCTCAAGCATTTTTTTTAATAATGTTTTAAATTTTGGTTCTATAGGTAGATTATCTATATTATCTATAAAATTATAAATTTCTTTTAATTTCTCTATATCTGATGTATTATGATGCTTATTATGATCTAATATATAATTCCCAGTTATAAAACGATATAATACTACACCAAATGACCATATATCTATTTTATTATCATAATTATAATCATATGTATATACTTCAGGTGCTCTTATTGTATATGTACTCACTATTGAATATTTCTCAGTTATATATTTTATATGACAACTACCAAAATCAATAATTTTAATATCAAAATTATTTATACTCGATAACATAATATTAGCTTCTTTCAAATCTGTATGAATAATCCCATTAGAATGCATATAATATAATGCAGATATCATCTGTTTTATAAATGGTAGTATAAATGGCTGTCTATCAACAGTATTTGTTTGTATTATATAACTTGATAATGTTTTAGGATAATATTTATATACAATATTTAATATACCGTCTATATTTATAAATATTTCATTTAATCTAATAATATTTGGATGATTAGTCAGAATAAGTAAAGAAAATATTTCTCTTAATTCATTATATGATATTCCATCTTCTAAATCTATTGCAGTTTTAATAGCAAATAATTTGCTATTATTTTTATATAAATCACATACTGAAAATGCCCCGGACGATATTCTTTTTATATATTTATATTTATTATCCATTAAATATAAATATATTTAAATTATTTATATATATATATCAATGTTAAAATCAAACACATCTGATACCCAATCTATAAAACCTGAAAAAAGTTTCTGGAATACATTATTTGGAGATTCTTCTAGCTCAGAAGAAAGTGAGTCAATAAAATATGATATAAATACACAAATTCAAACAAATAATACTACCACTGCGAATGATGTTGAAATAAATTATGAATCACATAATTTAGACGACGATATTGATAAAACAACCAATATTAAGGACAATACTAATACAATACATGGTAAGATTATAATTATTAATTCGCAAAATAATTTATTAAATAATTTTATAAATACATTTTGTAAATCTACATATACAGATGATATTGTAAGAAGTATATATATTGAAATAAGTGATAATCAAGAATTATATGAAACAGAGTCTTTTAGAATATCTAATTTAAAATATCGATTATGCAATTCTTTATCTAATTATGAAAAAATAAATGATAACTTTTTCGATATAGGGTATAATAATATAGCATATTCCACAAATTTAAATGAGTTTAAACATGATAATATCTTTGAAGATAATCATCAATTAAGAGAAATTATATTATTTGATCCAGTTAAAGATTCTATTTTAAGATCTATTTATTTACAAACTGAAACATTTTTAAAAGATAATAATATATATAATAAAATAATTGAAATAATTATAAATCATCTAGGTAAAGAAACAGAAGATTTCAAATTTAATAAATTTATGGCAGACTATTCTAGTAAAAATAAAAGTAATGTTTTATATATTGGAGATGCATATTGTGGTGTTGATCGCCATAAAAGTTTATTATTTAAATATATTTGTGATAAATTAAATTTACCATGTTATATATTTAGAAATATTACGACAAATGATAATAAAATATATGACAATCATGTATGGAATTTAATTTGTATTGACAGATGTGTGTATATTGTTGATTTTAAAACATTTTCACATAAAATTGTAAAAGCAACTGATATAGATACAGAAAATTATTATAAAATAAATCAATTTCTAATATAAAAAATTGAAGATATAATATTTAATATAACATAAAATATTATAATACAAAATGAATCCACTATTAGATAAACAAAGCTCTGTATTTATTGAAAAATTTAATATACATTCTACTAAATTCAAAAAAATTTTTGAATTAAAACAAAAATTAAAAAAATATCAAAATGAACTAATACAATTACAAAATGAATTAGTTCATTTATGTAATCATATGTGGGAAATGGATCCTGTTGAATATCAAACAGCATCATCCTGGACATGTAAAATATGTGGTGGATATAAATAATATATTTAATAAAAAATTTAATTAAATATATTATTTAAATTTTTTATCATTAATTAATATATATGGGAATTGAAAGTTTTTTTGCTCGATTAATATCAGAATTTAATATTATTACTCAAATTAATCCATCATCTAAAATATATATTAAATCTGACTATTTATTTATTGATTTCAATTCAATTATACATGTCGTAAGTCAAAAAATTAATACAATTATTGATAAAGCATTAGTCGAATCACTTAAAGAAGTTAATGGATGTGGCACAGGAGATTCTACTGAATATTTAGAATTTTTAAATTTAGATAATCCTTTTATATTAAATTCTGATTCTGAACAAAAAGTAATTGAATCTTATCAAAATTTTTTTACTACAAGTCATTTAGATGATATTATTATTAAAAATGTTGGTATATATTTAAAAGATTTACTTACTAAATTTAATAAAGATAAATTACAAAAAGTATATATTTCAATTGATGGAGTTCCAAGTAAAGCTAAAATTGTTGAACAGAAAAAAAGACGATTTATGGGCGAATTTGAGAAACATATTAAAAAACAACTTGTTGAGAAACATAAAGATACACTTGATAAAAATAAATCATCAGATTGCCATGTTCCATTTAATAAATATAATTATTTAAGAAATCATATTAGTTGGTCACGTGGTAATATATCACCTGCTTCATTTTTTATGGTAAAATTAGGACGTTTTTTAAATAGTGCTTCATTTAAAAATGAAGTTAATAAAATTGTACCATTAGTCAAATCAAAAAATTTTATTGTATCTAACTTCACTGAAAAAGACGAAGGAGAAAAAAAAATTATGGATTTTATTAACAACCCAAATAATGAAGTCAAAGGTGATATTTGCATATATAGTCCTGATGCAGATATTATTTTATTATCAATGATTCTTAAAAATAAAAATATTAATAAAACTGTTATACGCATTGATCAACAACGATCAAGAAAATTAGAGATAACTTATGCAATATATGATATTGTCGACATTGACAAATTAGAAAATAACATTTATACATACATGGATAATATGTCATTAAATAAAATTAATGTTATTAATGATATTGTTTTTATATTTACAATTTTTGGTGATGATTTTTTACACAAAATAGAATCATTCAACGTTAGAACAGACATAAAATTAATATTAGACATATATAAAAGTTATATATCTTCAAAAAATTATATTTTACAAGATATTAATAATTTAAAAACAATCAATTATAAAAATTTTATTGAATTATTAAAACTATTAGTTAAAGAAGAAAATGAATTAATTAAAAGAAATTATTTAATGAAAAAATATAAGAATTATTCTTATTTAATGACTACTCTTAACAAAAAATTATCCAACGATAATCAATTAGATCATACTACGATTATTGAATTTATTAATAAATTTGTTACAAATAAAGAAATTGATTCTTTTGAAAAACAAATCGATACTTTATTAAATAAATTTATTATTGTAGATTTTTTACCCAAATTAAAATTTACAATTTCTCATCTTAAAGATATATCTATTACAATTTCAAATATTAACTTAATACCTATAAAATATTTTATTGAATTTATAACAAGAACTTATAAAGATCAAGATTATTCAAAAATAGAAAACGGAGATAAAGATTTTAATAAAGATATTTATCTACATTTAATTGACGATAATAAATTAAAATATTTAAAAAAATCATTTGATAAAATCATAGATTTTAAAATGCTAAACGATAAACTATTCAAATCTGAGAATATTCAAGCAGCTTTAATTAAAGATAAATATACATTTAATGATTCTAATCCTAGAAAAGTTATTGAATTATTAATTTTTTACTACTATATTTATAACGAATTACCAATTAAAAAATTTAGTGTTCCTGAACTAAATATGAAATCATTGCGATTAGAACACTGGCCAACATCTATAAATGATAACAAATTTAGACAAGATGTTGGTACATTTACAGAATATGAAAAAGAAATTTTTCAGTTTGATAATATGTTAGATGAATATCAAACTAAACTTAATAAACATTATGAAATACCATTGGGTAATCCCGATTTATCATTCGAAGATGGAAAAAAAAAATATTATAAAGATTTTTTTAATAATATTGATTTGGATGTTTGTATACGTATGTATATTGATGGTCTACAATGGCTAGTTGATTATTATTATAATAGTATAACTTATCATAAATGGTATTATTTATATAATAAATCACCTCTATTACAAGATATATTAACATATTTAAATAATATTGATGATGATAATATTTTTGATAACTCTAAAAAAGCTTTACAGACATGCTGTAGATTATCAATCACAGAAGAATTAACACCACTTGAACAATTAATGTATATTACCCCATTTGATAAAGATGCAAGCCAACTTAAAATGTTTACTGGATACTCGCCAAGTTTAATTAAAAAAATAGGAATGATTACATCTGAAATTAAATCTAATGAAGAATTCTCCAATCTCTATCCAGACATTTCTAATATTGCTAAAACTATTTTAACAGAAAATACCAATACAGACGTCGATTGTCGATCTGCCATATTTATGAATAAATGCATTTTAAATGTAGTGACCGATTCTAATATGATTGACGAAACTCGTTTTAGAGAACATTTTAGAAATATAATATCATCGGAAGATCAAATTAAAGCATATACATCGCAGTCAGGAGGAGGAAAAAATGATTTGTTTAATAAATTAAAACGTACTAAACAAAAATTTAAAATTACAGGAGATTTAAAATATAAAAAAGAATACAAACGATTATCATCATTTCTAAATGATTAAATATTTTTTGATATAGCACTCGAAACAATACCGTCTTTTTGCATATTACTGATTCTAATATAATGTATCTTAATCTTATTAATATAATCATTCACCTTATTTAAATCAAAGTCATATATATCAACCATTATCTCCTTTATTGCATTATAATTTGGCTTTTTTAATTTTAATTGCCTCTTATCTAACTTATTTAATAAAGGGTTCTTAAACATATCCCTCGCCTCCTTATAATTAAAATTTTCAGGTACTTGATATTTTGTACTCTCTTTCTCTAAGAATGTCTCAATTGATCTATGTTTTAATATCATTTCCAATGCTCTTTTTGGACCAACTTTTGGAATTGTTGTACTATAATCACATCCTAATAATATACATAAATCAATAAATTCATTTTGATTTATTTTTAAATCTGTTAATATCCTACTTAATGTAATTTCCTTCATTTTCCTCGTCGCAGACAAACCTCTCAACAAAACTGGACATCCAAATGTTAACATATCCATATCTTCACTACCTACACCATATGCTCCCCCATGTTTTGCGATTTCAGCACATAATGGATCCGCCTCTGTTGGACTTTCAATTACCGGAATACCAAATAATTTTAAAATCTGTTTTACTTCCTCTGTTTGTTCTCTTGATATAGTATAACTTTTTTTGAAATCTTTTATTCTATCATCATCATTCTCATAATTATCATCCTTTAATTTCTGAATACATTTATTCTTAATATCACGACGTGATTTTAATACTTCGCTCTTAAGTTTTGGCGCACGACCATCAAATACAAAAATTGGAATAATATCCATTTTTAATAACATTAAAGCTTTATTTATAACACCTAAAATATGAGTTGTCATTATACCTTCTGTATTTTCTAAATCTGTACCAGTATTTCTAATTGCAATTACAAATTGGTAAATTATCATACTCGCATCTAATACAACCACTTTCCCTTTTAATTCTTTTAAACTTTTTTCTATAATACTGTTAGGCGCATTCTCTGAAATAACCTTAAACAAGTTTTTAATACCCATTTTATAAAATAAACTATCTTATGTTTAAGTATCATACTTTTCATTCATAATTATCACATTATATTTTATACAGTTTATAGTCTTTATGTAAATCATTAATTCTGTATTATTATAAATATATTAGTTTGATCTATCCTATAAATATAATAAATTATATTTTATTATATTTATACTTATTATGGATAATTCAATTGGATACTATAACAAATATATATATACTAATAATAGTTATCTATCTTTACATGTTATTCGGAAAACAGTTAAAATTTATGGCAAATGTAAAAATTTAGATGAACATATTTCAAATGCTCTAAATAAAAATGAATGTAGAAAACATTTAAGAATAATTAAAACTAAAGTTAAAACTAAAATTTAATTATAATATAGAATGAATTTCCCGCCTGAAATTGAAAGTGGCAACATTGAATATAAATTAAAAATTACAACCGAATGCAATCATCGTATTGAACAACTCGCAACCCAAATGAAATGGCGCTTAAATGAAGGCAATGGTGTTGCAGAATATTTAATTGGGGTTGGGGACGATGGTACTATTGAAGGCATATCTTTAGAAGATTATAATAAAACAATTAAAAATTTTAGTAAAATTATACACATAATAGACGCTAAAATTTTAAGTCTAGACAAAAATTTAGTAGATAATGAATTATTTTATTATAGAATTAAAATTACAAGTGATACCAAAGTTATTACATCTGTTAGGATTATTTTTATAGGTCCAACAAATTCAGGTAAAAGTACAATTATAGGTAATTTAATTAAAAATTCTTGTGATAACGGTAATGGTAAAAGTAGAAATTTTGTTTTTAACCATAAACATGAAATATATTCAGGTGAAACTTCAAGTATTAGTATTAAAACTATCAAAACATATAATAATAATCAAATATTTAATATTAATTTAATAGATACACCTGGTAATTTAAAATATCAAAAAACTACCTTAACATGTATATGCAAATATACACCAAATTTAATAATACTCACCATTAACCCTCTTGAAATTGATATTAAATTATTAACATATTATTTAAATTTATTGAAATATTTTAAATATCCTTTTTATATTATTTTCACTAAAAATGACAAATATAATAGTATACATAAAAACGACTTACTTAAAAAAATACTAGATATATCTAAAAAAAAATTACCATATATTGAAATTAATAATATTACTAGATTAGGATATAACCATCTTAATAATATAATTAACAAATTTTGTTATAAACCATCGTTAATATATGGAAAAACAAATGTATGCAAATCTGACAAAATTTATATACAGATATGTGATATATTAAATATACCAAATATGTCTAAAATATACACCGGACTAACATTTAATAATTTAGACATATCGAAAGAATATATATTATCATCTCCATCATTAGTAATTAATAAAATTAAATTTAATAGTATATATTTCTTAGATAAACCCAAACAAAAAATCGAAACTGGTCATTTAGTTACATTTACCATTGAAAATAAAATAGATCTTGACAATAAGTCTGATTTAGTAATATCACTGCACCCTATTAATAAAATATCTGAAATATATGTAAAATGCGATGATAAAATTAGTAATACTCAAGGCATATGTATTTATAATAATCAATATAATCCAATCAAAATAAAATATGAAAATAAAAATATATATAAATTAACAAATATAGATAATTCTGACTTTATAAATTTATCAAATAATATTATTATTAAAGTACATGATTCATTTTATTATACACAATATATTACAATTTAATCTATATTACGCATATTTATTTTCGTTTCATAGAATAAAATATATTAATTAATATATATATGTTCGAAATTACTACAAACGTTAATTTGGACGAATTGAATAAACTCATAACTGATGAATTTGTAAATAATTATAAATTAAATAAAAACTTTGATTCATTTAAGAAATTAATGACCAACTTACAACAATCAATTGAAAGTTTAAATGATAACACAGAAATAGTTATTAATCTAAAACAAAATATGACAAATTTAATGAAATGGGTTAATACTTACTCTGCTGGTCTTGAAAATAGACACGTTGTAAAATATCTAAAATCAGTGATTTTATTATTAAATGAATTACAAACAGCTCCTACTGAAACAGCCGTAGTTGAGCCAATCATTACTGAATCAGTTACCGAAATGGCTGTTGTTGAGCCAATCATTGCTGAATCAGTTACTGAATCTTCTGTAGTTGATCACATCATTACTGAATCAGTTACTGAATCTATCATAACTGGATCTATTATCGCTGAAACAATAACCGAACCTGTCATTACTGAAACAGTTTTTGAATCTATTGCAGTTACCGGATCTACTACTGTTGAAACAGTTACTGGATCTACTACTGCTGAAACAGTTACTGAATCTACTGCTGTTGCCGAATCTGCTGCTACGGCTGAATCTACTGCTGTTGCCGAATCTGCTGCTACTGTTGAATCTGCCACTGAAACAGTTGCGGAATCTACTGCTGAAACAGTTGCCGAATCTGCCGCTGAATCTCCCAAAAAAATTATTAAACCAAAAAAAAGAGCTAATAAACACAACTAGTTAGTATCTCTAGGAGTATTTATAAAATTGAATTCTATAATTTATATATAATATAAATTATATATAATATTATAATATGCCAAACTGGTGTGAAAATATATTGATAATCACATCACATGATGTTGACGCCCTTAATAAATTTTATTTAGATAATAAAACGGAAGAAAATGAATTAGATTTTAATTGTATTTGCCCAATACCTTCAGAATTACAAAGCACTTCATCGCCAAATAAAGATAATGAAGCTATTCAAAAAGAATTAATTGACAAGTATGGTCATGCTGATTGGTATAGTTGGTCTTGTAGTAATTGGGGTACGAAATGGAATGCAGGAGAAGTTGATTTTGATAATACAGGAACACAGCTTTCATATACATTTCAAACTGCATGGAATCCCCCTAATGCATGGTTCTCTAAACTTATAGAAAAATATAGTGAATTTGATTTTAATTTAGAATTTGAAGAACCAGGCATGGATTATGGTGGCTATATAAATTATACCGATCAGATATTATCTGAGGAAACATATTCATTAGGTACTCATATATGGGAAAATTGTGATCAAGATATGGTTCATAATACTATTGTAGAAGTTATTGAAGAAAATATAGATGAACAACCGGATATAGACGAATTAACTGATTTAACAATGGAAATATTAATAGATGACATTAATAATGCATATTCAATGTATGAAACAATAAATCATCTTATATCGGAATATATAGAAAATAGAGAAAATAATAATGATAACAATACAACATATCAAGAAAGTATTTTTGTATATGATGATCAAGGTCAACAAATACAAGATCTTAGTTTATGAATTCAATAAATATATAGAATCAAATGAGACAATATCTCTTAATACTTTTGATTCTAAATTTTCTAATTTTTCAATTAGCTGTGTATTTCCAACTATTTCACAAATGTAAATAATCTCATTACAAATATTATATATTTTAATAATATTTTTAACAAAATTACCTTCATACATTTCTGTTTTCATATCTCTGTAAATATCAAAGAAATCATCACCTTTTGCCCACATATAGGCACATTCAATAAATGATAATGATAAATATGGATTATAATGTATATGATGTGCTAATGCACTATCATCTAATTTCATGTTTAATTCACCTATTTCTTTTATTTGAAACTTCATTTCATCTGAAATTTCTAAATCTGAAATGAATACATCTTCATCTTGTTTCCCCTCTATGAAAATTGCCAAAATTCCAAAGATTTCTTCAAATAATAAATCATCAAAATAATTACTATTAATTAATTCTGTTAATAATATCTCATTACATTCATTTATTTCAGATGCCATTAAACCTTTCTTTGTCAAATCTACTTTAGACAAATCTTGTAATGATTTGTCAGACTCTAAAATAAATCCCAATTCGGTCAAATAATTTCGAGACGTACACAAACCTGTTAATAATGAACTACTCGCTTTATTCATCTCCAATTCTTTTAATTTACCTAATTTATCTAAATAAGTTTTTTTTATATTCAATTCACGAACAACAGTACTACTCATTAAATCTTTTATTTGATTCGTTAATTTCCTCTGTTTATTTGCACGAGCTGTCTTTAATTCTTTCTCTAATCGAAAAATAGTGTCAATAATGTCATTGCATTTTAAATTATCTAAAACGTTCTTATATGTATCTATTTCTACTTTTAAAGTATCATATTTTAATTCTAAATTTTCAACAACATACTTGTTTTCCTCACCTAACAATGAACTTTTAATAAAATTATCTACCTTAAAATCATTTGTTTGAATTACTTTCATCAAAAATTTAGTATTTAATTTCAATTTTGATTTTATACTTACCGAATTACCAGTTAATATCTTATTCATATCATCTCGCTTTGGTGGAGGTTTTAGAGGTAAATAAATTACAGACCCCTCAGTATCTTTACCTCTTCTTCCTGCTCTACCAGCCATTTGAAGATATTCGGCAGTTGTTAAATTTCGAAAATCATTTATATATCCATCATATTTACTTAATTCTGTAAATATTACAGTTCTAGTAGGCATATTTACACCAACTGCAAATGTTTCTGTTGCAAAAAGAATTTTAATTAATCCTCTCGAAAATAAAATTTCTTGTATTTCTTTTAAAGGGTGTACAAGACCTGAATGATGAAATCCAATACCTTTAACCAATAATTTTCTTAAATGTTGTGTTTGTGATAATCTATCATAATTCTTAAATACACCTTTTAAATATTTATCCATTACTGAACATATCTCACTTGATTCCTCGTGAGTAACAAATATATTCTCACCAATCATATCTGCATACTGTTCACATTTATTTCTGGAGTAAGAAAAAAATATACACGGAAACAACTCCCTATCCCTTAAAAAAGTTACAAGTTCATTCATTAATGTATTTGGTTTTATTCTTTTCTTTGATGTATATAACTTATTATAATAAGTTTCCATTTCGAAATATTTATCCATATTAAATTTACCACTATTATCCATAATTTGGACAATATTCTCTTTATAATAAACATTATGTTTCAATGGCACAGGCCTTATCTTTGTTCCAATTAAATCAACATCCTTACCTTTCACACTTATCCAATCTGCCAATTTTTCTGGATTATTAATTGTTGCAGACAACATAATTATCTGAATATGTGCTGGTAACATTATAAGAGTTTCCTCCCATACATGTCCTCGATCTCTATCATTAATATAATGAACTTCATCGAATATTACACAATATAATTCATCAATTAAATCATTCGCTCTAAATAACATATTTCTCAAAATCTCAGTAGTCATAATTATTAAGTTTGCATCAGGATTCTGTTTTATATCACCTGTTAAGATCCCAACTGAATCATATGTTTTACAAAAATCAGAATACTTCTGATTTGATAATGTTTTTATTGGACTTGTATATATTACTTTTTTACCCAATGAACCTGCTTTCGCTATCGCATATTCCGCAACAGTTGATTTACCCGCTGATGTATGTGCAGTCACTAATACATGATTACCATCATCTATCGAATTCGCTGCATGTTTTTGAAAATTATCCAACTCATACGGAAATGTAATAGGAGGATTTTTATTTACTAACTCGCAATCTCCTAATTTAATATTAACGACCATCTTTATTATTAGATATATATATTATATTATCCTTAAATTTAGGATTTCAATGTTTTTCAATCAGATTTTACACCATATTCATAATAAAATAAAATTATACATAATGGATACCACTAGAAGAAGAAATGCAATTATATGGAAAGATTTCTATTTACAGAATGACTTCTGTGACCATATTACACTAGATAATGGAGAAAAAGAACCACGATTTATGCAGTTACATACAGAAAATGATAAACCTTTATTTACTTGGTTATGTAGCGAGTGCAATGAATTCAAAAATAATGGTATCGGTCCAATTAAATTAGAAAATAATGATAAAGGGAAGACCATTGACCATATTGATATATAATTTAGATTTATAAAATAAAATTTTATTCTATAAATCAATTTGGTTATTAAAACCAAGATCATTCAGACGATTCTGAATACTACTGCATCACATCAGCATAGATTTAATTTGGACTTAATCTGATGAGATTCACTCGCCAACAGATATCGGACATCCAAGTCATTGCTAATGGACCAATTCATTCATCATTGTAGATGAATCCTCNTAATNTTGTAATTTGAGGTTAAGAGTTCATCTGCAGGGCTTCTGGTCCAAGCCACTTCATCGTCTGACACCCATTGAACGGTTCTATCGCAAAGATATGCCGATCACGTACTACAAATGCAAGCACACGATCGATTCTCCAAGTACCATCAATCTGCTGGAAAGAGTAGAAATTGGAATACATGCTATCGGATGCTTCGGGAATGAATTGTTTACCTTGGGACTCTGGAACAATGTCTGGTTTGTTGCAAAAGTTTTGCACACCGTTTCCAGAAAGGCCTTCGAGTGTGCTAACCATTTCTTGCAGAGTGCCATCATCCAGAGAATCATCAGCTGGACGCAGAGCTGCATCACGATAGCTGACGACTGTGGGACGATCGATACGACTAATGTCGTTCGTAGCGCTATCAAGAGACCTAGGAACGGCCTCTCCCGTCTGAGAGGATGGGTTGGGGAACTTCGCATCTTTAAGTGCCGGGGACGTGGTATGTTTGGACGGTTTAGTAGAGGAATCGGGGTCGCACCACTTTCCACCAACACCGTTGTCGTTTTGGACCCATTTTCTATCTTTATGGGCCCAAAACTGGCCATCCTGTGTCTTCGTAAGATATCCCGTGTCGAAGAGATGCTGCGTCATTTTCTTCGCCGGGCCAGTCACAGTACCCTTCGCTCTGGGATTTAGTTTGCAATTCGTACAGGCACAATCATAATTGCCTTGGCGATCCTCCACAGGAAGAATCACTCCAGTCGCAAAAAGAAATGGGATCACGCTCATGTTTCTGATATATTTAATTCAGAACACTATATAAATAAATAATAAGTAAATAGAATATTTTTTTTTCAATTTTTTTAAGAGTCTCAATATACACCTACTCTATATGAAACAAATATATTAATAATTCTGCATAGATACTGACCATATAAACGAGCGATTTATCTCAAACATAACCACTTATTATTAGACAAGGGTATATGCCATATACCACTAATTAATTGGATTTTAACAGAATACTCTTTTGGATATATCATAAGATATTCACCACGAACCAATTCATACTTTATCACATTATTACTTATCCATGTTGATAAAGTATTTGAAATTATATTCTCCTCTGATATTTTAAATATATGATCTCTTAACAAATCGTTCGTAACAACAAATGATTCTGGATTAGATATACCCGCCCAAATAAAAAACCAATCATCATTCATTTTATATGGAGTAAAATATATATCCAGTTCTTTAATAATACTATTTGCTTCATTTGAATGCTTACCTAATTTTTTAATATTATTTTTATGCCTTTGATGCATAAAAATTAATGGCTTATATTTAAGTTGAAGTTTATTATAAACTGTTTTTAATCTTCTAAAACTATCTATATTTACTTTCCTATCCCTAAAAAATAATATATTATTCCCATCTACAAATACATTATAATTTTTCCCCAAAAGAAAATTATCCAGATTACTTATTTCTCTCAAACAAATATCAGTATTTGGAAGACTATCCAAATATTTTACTTGTAAATTCATCTTTAACATTTTAATTTCTTCAACGGACAATTTAAATTTTTTCAAATCATGTTTACATATTGAACATGATTTGTCAATTATATCTATCGTTATACCTCTATCTGAAAAAAATGTGTTATCTTTTATAATAATCTCATTGTCTGACATTATTTGAAGGATCTCGTGCATATTATCATTATTGTATACTTTACTTATATTATCTTCTGTAATAACAAACTTTTTATATATTTCTGTTACTAAAAGATCATATGCCTCTATTTTATTTATTTCTGCTAATTCATTAAAGATTACAATTATGAATCGTTTCTTTCGTTCATCATTGGGAATACTATTATAAATATTAAGAGCCTCTATTATGAAACCATTTATTGCATATACTTTTATTAATAATGCTATATAAGACTGGTCAGTTAAATCACACTTTATTAAATTAATTACTTCTAACGCTTTTTCAGGATCTATTGGAATAATTATATGGATCGCTCGATATATTAGTTTTTTATTGAGTAATGGATTTGTTAAATTCAAACTCAACAACTTTATTAAATCATCATATTTATCTAAATGCTCCATTATACTAATATCAACATCACTAATACCTTTTTTCGATTTAGCCCTTACGGACATAATCTATTTAATTTATTTAATATATTAAATAGATTAAATAGATTAAATATATTCAATTTTAATCTAATAAATCAACTAAATATGGATCAATTACAAAAAATTGTATTTTCTTGTATAATCTAGATTCATATAATTTTATCATTGTTTTAACTTTTATCTTCTGATATAAATTCAATGTTATCAAATTATTCGTTTCTATATGCATAATATCCATACTCACATCTGTAATATTTATATTAAAGACTTTTAATATATTATTATTAAATATTCTGATATTATTAACAATATCCAAATCTGGAATATATACTTTTATTTTAAATTCATCAAATCCTATTATTATTGCATCATAAATTCGATTATCTGAATCTTTTAGCGAACTACTTAAATCTAGTAGTTTTATTTCACGATATGCATTTTTAAATAATTTATTTCTATTATTTACTTTATCACACAATTCTTGAACATCAATATTTATATTATTAAATGCTATCCGCTGATTAATTAAATCGATTAATCTTCTTAATGGAGAAGATGCATGTGTATACTTATCTATATCTAATGATTTATGTAATGTCATTTCTGTATCATTTACTGGCACATACTCTGCTGAATAATAACAAATCATCTTTTTTAACTTATCATCTATTAATTCAGATTTATTTAATATGTCTTCTTTTAATCCTTTATGAATTCGAATCGGATAGTTCTTTTTCTGTTCATATAAATATTTACTAAACTCTGTATTATATAAAATCATCAATTTCTCAATAAACTTATGTGTATCATCAAATTCACCTATGTATTCTGTTACTTTATTTCTGAATAATAACCATTTTGCATCCTTATCAAATAAATCATCCGCTTCAGTATATGTCAGATTTTTAATTACCATTATATTATCTCTCGTAAATATTATCTCTCCTGATTTTAGATTTACTCTCATTGTTATACTTCTTCTAACATTGCCTTCTAATAATGAATATGCATCCTCTGAAACAGCAGATGGTAACATATTTATATTACCATCATTATCATAAAATGTAAATCCTATATTTATCAAATCATCTAAATTCTGAATATCCAAATCAGTCAAATCCGTTATATGAACCTTTAAAATATTTTTATCAAAATTATATGAAAATGCATCATCTATATCTTTACTCCCTTCTGGATCTATAGAATATGTAAATTCATCAAACTTATCGCCATTATCAAATGGATTAACATCACATAATATCTTATTTTTATGAATTATACTATTTTTAGAAAGTATTAATTTTTTTGTACAATCATAGTCATTTACAGGACCCAAAATATGTCTAATACCGCCCCGCATAGGATTACACGTATCGTCTAACATTTCGATTTCGGCATAATGATCTACCCTTCCTGATTTTAATTTAGAAGCAACTATTATTTTATTACTACCTTCATTATATTCACATGGCTCAAATAAATAATACGGTAAATTTCGCTTGTTCCTACCATACTGAACTCGGGAACTGAACTTTATTGTTCCAAACATTTTATATATTATTAACATTATCTAATAAAATTATTAATTTTCAATTTATTTATTTAACATCTATATATACTCTGTAATGTTATATATATAACTGATTTTTTCTCAGTCTAAAAAGTGCATTTTTTAAAAGTTCGAAGTTTTTTATTTTAAAAAACGAAAATGAATTTGAAAATAAATGAATTCCCCCCCCCCCGGATTCT